ATCCGTGGTTTTGGTGTACTTCATGACAACGATAGCACTGGCGTTAGATAAATCAGTGGAGATGTAAATTGTATCGTTATTGAGGTACAGCTTAGTATAAGTGCTATTCCCAATTAAATTGATGCCAGTTGGATAGTAATTTCCGTAAAATTCAAAACATGCTTCTATATCTGCTACGCCGTGCTCCACAGATTTATTAGAACGGTCAGGCAATCTTCCCAAGTCTACCGTTTTGACATACACCGGCTTGCTGTTGTACCGCTCCGTGGTGCGGTACTCGACGCCCAACTGCATGGGGGGATTGACCCACTCCCAAGGACTCCATACCCCGTTTGTGCAAACGCGCCGAAGTTCGAACGCCAGATCGGTTACATTAAAGGACACCTGGACTGTTTGGGGATTACTGTTCCGAGTAAGCACTAACATCACGTTGCTATATTCTGCGCTTTCTGGTCCATTGAGCGTAGACGCATCAAGATAATACCAGCCGGATTCCAACGCATTATTGGCATCGTCAATGTGGCGCGGATTTGACGTTCCCAACCCGAACCCCGCAGGCGCCTTATTAGACAAAGCCGCCGCAACACCTCCAGACTGGACAGGTTTCGTACTGTCTTCTGTTGGTGCAGCATCCGTTGGGACTGATAACCTAGTTGTGGAGCCGCTTTGAGACAACTCGATATTGTTTCCTGCCTCAATAATTAAGGCATTTACACCATTAATAGTAGCTGCTGGTCCAGCAGGCCCTTGGATACCCTGTGCGCCCTGCGGTCCAGGTTCCCCTTGTGCTCCCTGTGGGCCTACAACCTGGCCCAAATCAATCTGCGGCATGACACAGCCCTCCTTTAAGCAATATTTAGGTAGAGATGCCCGTCCTCTCCAATCTCAAAGTCGGGCGCGGAATCTCCGGTATAGTACAAGATCAAATGCCCATTTTCGTCTATGTTGAAAGCATATTGCCCTTCAGCCGCAACAGCTACGCCGCTGGGGCCTTGAGGGCCGGGCGGACCCTGAATTCCCTGCTGGCCTTGTGGTCCAGGCTCCCCCTGTTTGCCTCGCGGAATCCCGAAAGCAATGTGGAAAGATTCTGCAACCGCTTTTTTGGTGGCTGTGGCGTTGCTTTCAGGCGGTAAAGTTTCTGCCGATACGGTCATATTCTCAATGGCGTTTTTGGCGGTCTCAGCGGCATCTTTCGCGTTTTCCGCGCCTGTCCTTGCTTTCTCTGCCGCTTCTTTGGCTACGTCAGCTCCCTGTTTTGCAAGCTGCGCTTCTTCTGCCGCTTTTTGAGCCGCCGAAACTGACTCTGCAGCCGCAGCTTGCGCAAACTTTTTGATTAGCTCTCCCTTGATACTACGCGCCTGTGATTGTTGCTCTACAACTAGCAGGCTATCATTATCAAGTTGGGAAGCTACGGGAAGAGAACCTATCGTTTTGTCAGCCATGCTTCTTCTCCGTTTCCTCCGGAGCGGATAGTTCCACCACGCGGCGCAGTTTAGCTCTAATAGCTGCAATGGCATCCACGGCGTCTCCGCTAACAGTCAGTGAGGACAAGATTGCATAGGCACCGGATGCCTCTTCATGGATTTTGGTCAAATCAGCCATTCAATTTTTCCTCCAAATCTTTAATCTTTTTTTCGAGTTGATGGATTTTAGCAATCGCCATAATCTGAATCTCCCCATAGCGCAGAGTATAAAGACCGTCCGGCCGTTCCTCGCCAGGCGGCTCCGTGCAAAGCGCCGCGAAGTCGCTCTCCGGGATACCTTCGTCCGCCAGGGCCTCCTGCACTTCCTGGGCGATCAGGCCCAGGTGGCGGCGTTTGTGCCCATCATAGACAAAGGTGCAGGGCTTCAGCCGGTCAAATACACCCAGGTATTTCTCTACGTCATATTGCTTTTCTGTTTTCAGCCGCGCGTCGGAGGTTGTGGCTGGCTCCCCGTTGATGAATACCGTGTCCCCGGTGATGGAGACCTGCGTCGCGGTGCACACCACCGTGGAAACGCCGTCATATCCCATCCGGGCGCCATTGGTGGTGCAGATCACCACCGCCGCCTCGTTGCTGCTGGCGATGGCAATGCCCGCCGTGGAGCTCCCCGAAGCCGTCATGCCGGACATATATCCGATATATCCGCCGAATGAACTTCCACCGGATGTTCGGTACACATCCATTTTGCCGCCCAGGTGGATGTAATTGGCGCTAACTTGGCCAGTCCGAATACAATCGCCAGAAATCAAAGTGGTGCCAGACGAAAGATCACTCTCGAAAACGATATCTCCTGTAAATCTGATAGTTTTAGAAGCCACGGTAATCCCGTTAATCTCTAAACTAATCCTGGAAGATGCTGTACTATTGGAAACTTCTAGGGTGATAGAATCTATGGTCTGTTGGATTTGGGATATTTGGTTATCCAATCCCTGCACTGTGCTGGTGATGCTATCCAGTTTGATATCAATGGACGCGGAAAGCCCGTCAATTTCGTTTTTGACTTCCAGCCGGATTTCCTCGGCTGTTTTGGTGATTAGGGAGTGGGTGTGGGCGAGCTGTCGGTTTGTTTCACGGCGTTCTTTGGATTCATAAGGGTATTCATCGTCAATTTCGTCCGATTCAGGGGCGGAAATGGTTGGAGCACAGGCTCGGTCAAATAAGTTGTTGATAGAGGCGATTACCGAATAATATCCGCCTACCGTCACCGCGTCCCCGATTTCTGCTGCAGGATCCAAAAGTGCATCCGTCGCTGTATAAGGCTGATATGTTTTCCCGCTGATAGCGGCCAGGATACTGTTCGCCATCTCCTGCGTGCCCCATGGGCAGGTTACTTCGATAGCCCGGCCGGTATCGTCTCCAGCGGTATAGTAATGGTCGCTGTCTACGGACAAGTTGACTCTGCTGATGTTGGCGGGTATGTCTCCTGTCTCTAGCTCCCCGACGTGGGGCCCCAAAAAAAATTTGTCAGACAAGGATTCTGTCACCCCCAAACGTGATTGCAAAGCCGTTTTCCTCAACCAGATAATACGTTTCTGGAGGAATGTCGCCATACTTCACTAGCAGCAATTTCCCTTCATCGGTGATAATCCAATTCCCGGCGTTGGATACGGCGATATAGCCCAGTACCTCCCGCATGGTCAAGTCACCGTTTTCGTCCACGGGATAATCCACAGGGAATGATGTTGTCAGAACCGTTCTAGGGTCTACCTCTACCCCCATCCGGTAGGCAATATCTTCTGCCGCTTCCTGCTGTGACATGGGCCAGTTTTCAGTATCATAATCGGAGTTGAGCCATACCGACTCTGCTTTCAACATAGCGTCATATCCAGTAATAGTCAGGCTTCCCGTTCGCTTGTCTTTCGTCCTAGTGGAGATAAAAAATACGCCTTTTTCCAACCATTCGGACCGCTGTTCCCCCAAGGCCAACCGAACAAAAACTTTTATTTGAGCCTGTCTCGGGATAGCTCCGGTCGGTAGTATTTCAAGGTCAATCTGCCGGGCGGCGCAATTTCCGATTCCGGGAGCAGTAAAAAGTCCACCGGATGTCCGGACAGAGACAATGTTTTCCTGTCCATACTCCACCCCTGCAATGTTCAGTTTGGTTTCCTTATAGTGGTTCGGGTTGGATAGTATTTCTTTATAGAGATCGCTTGTAAGCTGCATCAGTTTGCCCTCATTTGGATTTCTCCGCCCTTGTAGTACCGCTTTCCGTTCACGGATTTCAGGCCAAACTCCGCCTCAAGGTTGTTGGTGATGCGCATAGACCTTGTAATATCTGCTGCACTATATGGGTCGGTAAAAGTAACCGTCTGTGTCTGTTCTGCCAGCGCATCGTAAACAGACGAGGCCAAGTCATCGTCAAGGGGCAAAAGAGAGAAATCCACGATTGCTCTTTTCGGTGCAGAAAATGGATGCTCCACATTGTCAAGTGTTGTAATGATCTTCTGGTAGGAAACCTCCCACGTCACTTTATAGGTGGATAGCTTGGAGGATAAGTCCAGAGTCCCGATTTTGAATGTAACATTCATATCATCACCTACGTTCCGTAAGCCCGCTGTTTATTGCGGCTATACTGATAAGCAGTTTCGCCGATAACTTTACCGTCAAGGACCGACTGCACCGTGATTGTAAAGTTCTGACCCATTGTGGCCGCTATGTTATTAAATGCATTGGATAATCCAGACTGCGACCGGCCCAACATGGAAGAGGAGTAGTCAACATTAGCGGTTCCGAAATTCAAGCCATTCTCAATGTCGCGCCGAATATGACTATACTCATTGTCCCAGCCATCCCCTAGTCCAAGGGCCATGTTTTTGCCCATGTCTGCAAAGACCGTGGACGGGGAGTGGATGCCAAGCAATCCCTTTACTCCATCGACAATCCCGGAGAAAAATCCTGTTACTTTGTTTTTAATCCAGGTTGCCATGTTCTGGATGCCTTCCCAAATTCCCTGCACAATGTTTTCACCGATATCTACAATACTTCCCATTAG